TGATGATGATGATAGTGAAGCACAAGAAGGTGCTAAAGTTCAACAACCTACTGTACCACCTTTAAATCAAGATAGAGCTCAAGAAATCACAAAGGTAATGAAGAGTAACGCTGATCAGGTTAGAAACGTTGGAGAGCTTCCTTTTGATGAGGATCCAACAAACCCTGCAGGTCTTGTTAAGTATGTTGGTGATAAACTTTCTTTTGATATAGATTCAACTAATAAAGCTGAGATTGAGTTTATTAAAAACTATAGAGACTTTCTTATTCAAGAAAAAGGAAGAGTTGACGCACCTAAGAAAGAAATGATGGGTGGTGGATATTTAGCTAAGGTAAAAGCTAGAATGGGCTCTTACATAAAATCAAAAATGTAAAACATGGCTGGAGAAGGTTTATTTTTCACAGGAGTTGTTTTAAAGAATAATCGTGATTTAATTCAGGAACAGGCTACTCGTGATTCTTTGCAAATTCAAAAGGATCAACTTAAGTTGCAACAAGATGAGGCTGCTGCTAGAAGAAGGCAAGAAAGAGAAGAGGGAAGTAAAGCAATATCTTATTCTGGAGACGATATAAATGCAAGGCTTCAAGATCCTTATAGAGCTAATTACGATGAGTATAGAGGCTATATGGAGCAAAACTCTTTAGATGTTTATAATTTAGTTCCTGATGCTGTTCAAAAAAGAGGTGATTTTGAATCTACTCTTGTTACTGATGGAGAAAAACTAAAGAAAATATCTTTAGACTATAAAGTTATAAAAGATAAAATAGCTACTGGAGAGATTGATACTTCAAAGATATTGACAAATCCAGAGACAGGTAAATTTATTTTTGAAGAAAACTTTGATAACATAGTAAACGGCTATAGTGGTGGTGAATCTTTAGATAGCCTTATGAGTAACTTCTCTTTAGAGTATGGTGACGTTGTAGATGTTGTTGACTTTATAGACCCTAGTAATGGTTTGCTAGATGATATATTAGCAAAGAAAGAAAATGTAGCTAAGGTTGACAAGTTTCAAAAAGATGGTAAAGTTACAACTACCACGAATGTTCTTACAGATAATGTTTTAAATCAATTTAAACAAGAATTAAGAGAGAGCCTTAGGTTAGATCAAGATGGTAACTATGATGTTTTAGAGTTTCAAAGCTTATTACAGGGTCAACAAGCCTTTGTTTTTGCTGATGGTTCTTCTGGAGACGCTAGAAGAGCTTTTGCTAATACTAGTAAAGAAAATGGTGGTGCTGGTATGGCTGGTAATGTTGGAGACACTTTTTTGAATAAATTAGATCCTAAAAATCAATCTTTTGATCAAGACCTTTACAACCAATATGTAGAGTTTATAATTAGTGAGGAAACGAAAAAAGCTCAAAGTAGATATAAACCTCAGGTAAGTGTAACTGAAGGATCTTTAAAAAAAGGTGGTACACAAGAAGGTTTATCTCAAGAAGATATTGATTTTCTTTCAGGTCCTTCTAAGTCTACATTATCTTACGGTAATGTTCAGCTTAAGTTTGATGCAGGAATGTATGATGACGTTACAGATAGAAACATAGAAGTTAACATAGTGCCTAAATCTTTGTTACCAGGTCAAGGCGAGCTTCAAGAGTTTTTTGAAAAACAATACAAAGACGAGGTGGGAGATACCAACAAAAGTGTTAAAGGTCAAGTTACTAGACTTGGACTTACAGCTGACAATGTTAAAGTTGCTTCAGTTAAGTTTGGTAAAAAAGAATACTTAATACCTTACGAATCTATAAGTAGCGAAATAGCAGAACTTAAAAAGACTTCTGTAGGATATAAGATAGGTCAATTTGAATCTGAATCTACTCCTCAAGGTATAGATACCTCAAAATATAATAAATAATGAATGAAGAAGCATTAAAAGATGCCTACGGTCTGTTTACACAATCAGGCTATAATGGTACACAAGATGAGTTTTACACTTTATTATCTGACAACGCTGAGGCATTTGCAGACTCTTATGGTTTGTTTAAGGGGTCTGGGTATAGTGGTTCTGAAGATGACTATAAAGAGTTGCTTGGTTTAAAAAAAAAAGATTCTTTTCAGTTGCAAGATGCAACTGCTCCGAAGGATTCAGAGGTATCTCTATCAGTATCTCAAGATGGTCAGTCTTCTTTGGAACAAGATGTTCAAGTTAGCCTAGAAGAAAGACTAGCCAAGAGAAAAAGCCTACCTATAGAGGAGCAAATTGCTCTAGTAAAACAAGACGAGTTAAGACCTTTTTACGAGTCTCAAGGATTAAACTTAGATGATAAGTTGAACTTTGAGGCTATTAAGAAATCTAAAGCTGAAGAAGAAAAGAAAAAGAAAGAAGCTGAACAAGAGCTTAGTTTCTTCTCTAAGTTGTACAACAGAATAACTAGCACTGAAGATTTAGAAGAAGACTTCCAAACTACAGATGAAGACAAGGCTGATCAATACCTTGCTAATAATGAAGAAAAAATATTTGAAGCAGAGAAGCAGTACAATATTGCTAAAGCTAAAGAAATAACTCAGGTCTTCTCTCCAGATCAAAGAAAAGAACAATTTGAAGAGCAAGGTGTAGACTTAGGTTATATGCCTACAAGTTTCATAAAAGTTAACGGAGAAGATTTTAGTGTAAAAGAACTTCAAAAGAATTTATACGATAGCGAGTTTATAAATAAACTACAATCTGAAGAGATTAATGTAGACATTGATAACTCTATTGAGGACGATACCCTACAATCTTTAATTGACCTTAGAGACAGACAAAAAGAGTCTGGTGGTCAGTGGGGTGATATAGCTCAATCCTTTTATTCTGGTGCTTTAGATCAATTAGTTGCTGGTCCTGTAGAGTTTTTAGAGTCAACTTTTGCTACAAACCCTTACCAAAGATCCATAGTTAATGCTATGGGTGGCAGACTAGCTTCAAAGATTAGAAATGAAGCTAATAGGGTAAGAGAAAAGACTAGGGTGTATCAGGAAGATGGGATGACTAAGTCTTTACTTAAAGGTAATTTTTCTGACGCTATGTTCCAAGCTGGTAACGCTCTATCTGAGTCTGCTCCTTTAATATTAGGTATGTATGCTTCCGCTCCTTTAGGGTTAGCTGAGGGTGCTACATTAGGTTTTGCAGGAGTTTCTGCCTATGGTCTCAAATCCCTTGAACTTAAAGAACAAAGACTAAAAGGTGAGATAGATATGTCTGATGCCCAAATATTGTTAAACTCTGTTTTAACTGGTGGTGCTGAAGCTTTCTTTGAAAGGTTTACCTTAGATGCTGTTAACGCTAGTAGAGGGGTTTTTGCTTTAGGTAAGATAACTCCAGGTGAGATTGCTGAAGGATTTACAAAAGGATTCTTAAGACAAGCTAGAGTAGAGGGATTATCTGAAGGTGCAACAGAGTTGTCTAACATGTTTACAGACCTTATAACAAGAGATATTGATTACGAAAAAGGTGAGCTAAAAGATACTGCTGTTAGTCTTGAAGATGTTGCTGTGAGGTTCTCTGATGCAGCGATGATTGGAGCTCTTATGGGTGGTGGTATTCACACTGTACCTTACATGGCTAAATCTATGTCTAAGTTTAAAATATTAGATGAGAATATAGCTGTTCTATTTACAATGGAAGATGGGTCAACTCAAAGTATGAGTAGAGCAGACGCTTTAAAGTTTGTTAAAAACCCTGAGGTTGCAGAGAGAGTTAGAAGTGGTGCAGTAACAATGGACGCTTCTATGAATGATATTGCTAAACAACAAGTGGAAGAAATACTTTATGGTTTTTACGCACCTGACGCTGTAGCTTCAAGAGAGGTTATGCGTGAGAAAGAAGGTGGGGTTCAAAGTATTCTTGATAAAATTAGAGATGCAGAGGAAGTCTCTATAGAAGACGTTAACAGTTTATCTAAAGCTGTATCTGAAATGGAGGCTGAAGGCAAGAAGTCTAAGTATAACATATCTGAAAGCACTAAAGCAACTAGATCTAAACTAAACGCAATACTTAAACAAAAAGGTATTCAGATAGTAGATGCTGTTGCTTCTCAAGACGTATCTATGTCTAAAGTTACTGAAACTGTAGACGCTACAAAGATAGAGAGTCAAGAGGAGTATGACTCTGTTAAGAGACAGTTGGAAGATGGTAAGAGAAAACCAACGATTGTTCAATCTCAAAACCAAAGTGGTATAAAGGTTAATGGTGAAGTATCTCAAACGTCAGAGATAACTCAAGGTAAGTTTAAAAGTGTTTCTGCAGCTAGAAACGCTATGAAAGACTTTGAAGCTAAGAGAGATGCTGCTAAGAAAGGTGAGATGTTAGAGAGTGATCTTTTCCCTGCTAACAATAAACTATTCTTAAATACAAAGAAAGAAACTCTTGACGAGATACCTCAAGAGGTTATAGATAACAACGATTACCACATATTAACTTCAGAGAAAGAAGGTCTAACACAGGGGCAAAGAGCTTCTAGAATGGAAAGACTTAAGTCTATGTTGGACGAGGCTGGTGCAACTTATTATACCATTCAGGGTGTTTATAACGGGGTTGCTGAAGAAAGCCTTGTGGTAACAGGAATAGATAACGCTACTGCTTTAAATTTAGGTAATCAGTTCCAACAAGAATCTATCTTCTCATCCAAAGATGGTTTGATGTTTGGTGATGGACGTATAGTTCCTTTAGATGGAGGTATAATTAAAGGACCAGACGCTAGAAAAAAACAAAACGTAACCATAATGAATGTTGGTGGAAGAAAAGTTTCTATTCATTCAGGTTTAAATAGACTTAAAACTAGTTATGGTAAAAACTTTAACTCAGATAATATTCACAAGTTGGATGAGAGTAATGCTAACTACGATGCTGAGTTATTCCAAGGGTTAGACGATAGTAGAAAAAGATCTTTAGGTTTTGCTTTTAAATTACTTAACTCTATTGGTGGGCTTAACGTTACTGTTGTTAGGAACAGTAAGGCTATGGAAGAGCAATTAAAGTCTATAGGTCAAGATCCATCTAAAAATAGAGGTTCTTTATTTAGAGGTGCTGACAAGACTATATATGTAAACCTTGAAACTATTCGTGGAAATACTTTATTCCATGAGATTATTCACCCTATGGTTGACTTCATCAAAAAGACTGACCCTGCCTTATACAAAAGAATAGAGTCTGAAGTTAAGGAAAGTGACATGAAAAGACGTGTTATAAAGGATGGTCGTAGGATGAAGGGTTCTTACCTTGATTGGGCTAAGGCAAACTACGAGGGTCTTTCTGAAGAGGCTTTAATAGAGCAAGCTTTTGCTGAAATGATGGGTGATGCTGCTTACGGTCACTTTGTAAACAAGCAATCTACCTTATCTAGAATTAGAGAAGTTATAAGAGAGATATTGTCTAGAATTGGTATTGTATCTCCTTTTGATAACGTTGAAGCTATAGATTTAAATCAGATGTCTTTATCTGATATAAGAACAAATCTAGCTGAAGCTTTAGTAAATGGTAGAAAAATTAACGTTGGAGGTGTAGAGTTTGAGGTTGGAGACGTAGATAAGTTGTCTGAAATTAGAGAACAAAACCCAACACTATTTAGTGAACCTAACCCAGAGACTGCAGACATATCTAAGTCTTATCTTTCGGATAAAGCAACAGAACTTGGAATAGATCAGTACTCTGACCCAAGATTTGTTAATCGTTTAGATGAAGATAACTCTAAGATGATTGCAGACGCTTACGATAGTTTAGTTGACGATCCTAAGAATCCAGAAGTTATAAAAGCCTATAAAGCTTTAGCTGATGAAACACTAAGTCAATATCAATCTATAATAGATAAAGGCTACAAGTTAGAGATATGGAAAGGCAAGGGTGAGCCTTATGCTAACAGTGCTGAAATGATTCAGGATGTTAGAGATAATAAACATCTATATATATTTGGAACAGAGGCTGGTTTTGGAGAGGGTGCTATCACACCTGAGCAAAGAAAAGAAAATGTTATGCTCTCTAGAACAGAGTATCAAGATGTTAATGGAAACCCTCTTGTTGTAAATGATATATTTAGATTTGTTCATGACTTCTTTGGTCATACAGAGCTTGGTAATGGGTTCGGTCCTATCGGTGAAGAAAATGCTTGGCTTAATCATTCTAGAATGTATAGCCCTGAAGCTAGAAAAGCAATGACTACTGAGACTAGGGGTCAAAACTCTTGGGTAAACTACAATAATAATCTAAGAAGAAAGGATGGTACTATACCTAAAAAAGGAGAAAAAGGTTACGTTCCTTTATCTAAAAGACCTTTTGCTGATCAAAAGATGGGTATACTTCCTGATAATATTGTAAACCCTGTAGATGTAAAAGCTGAAACTATAAGCGATATTAGAATGCAGGCTCCTCAAGAAGAAACAGAGAATGTAGTTTACACTTCAGGGTTAACAACAATAGCTTTTGATATTGCTCAGTCAGTTGTAGACGCTGATTATAAGGCAGGTAAATATGTTACTAAGCAATTAGCTAAAGCTCGTATAGATAAACCTAGAAAGCAATTTGAAGGTTACGACATAAGGTTATCTAAACTATTAGCTAAACCATTTGGATCTCACTCTAACGAAGAGATAAAAGAGATTATGGTTAGAAACAGAGGTGATCTTCAAGCTGAACTTCTTAGAGTTGATGACAATCTTAAGTTATTAAAAAACGCAATAAAAGATTCTAACATAACTCCTGAGCAAGTTAATGATCTTCTACATAATATTGAAGATATAAAAGCTATGGAGAAGTCTGAACTTAGAACAGCCCTTTTAGAGATGAGAACCCATATAGATGAGTTGAGTAGAACACTTATTAGAGAGGGATTAGTGGCGGGACAGACTATGTTTACCATTGATTCTAATATGGGGTTATATGTTACAAGATCTTACAGACAGTTTGAGACTAAAAATTGGGAACAAACAGATAACGATATAATACAAAACGCTAAAGACTTTCTATACAGAGAGGTTAAGAATCAAAACATAAGAGATGTTGAGGATGGTAAGATAGATAAAGATGGCAACCTGATAACACTTATGTCTGAAGATGCTATTTTAAATAAAGCTCAAGAGGCTTATGATAAACTAGTTGGGGAAAAAGATTTCTTAAAGTTTTCTGGTGGATCCTCAAGCTTAGAAGGATTAACAAGGGTTAACTCTATATTTATGCAAAAGAAAGTTATCCCTGAAGAAATAAGAGAGCTTTGGGGTGAGATAGATAGTCCTTTGATAAACTATAGCAATACTATATCTAAAGTTGCTAAAACAATCTCTGCTGAGAGAATGTATAGAGAACTTAATAACATAGGTCAAGGTAAATTCATATCCGACAACTATGATAGATCGTCAACTAGAAATAAATTGCAGGGTTCCAAATGGGGAGACTTAGATGGAAAGTATGTGGACGATGAGATGTACGTTGTAATGAATCAAGTTAACAGAACTTTTGAGAAAAACAAACTTCAACAAGCTTACGATGCTTACATGCAACTTGTTTTATTCAATAAGAAAATGAAGACTGTATGGAATCCTGGTACACATGCTAAAAATATTATAGGTAACAGCTCTTTTGCCATGATGAATGGCCACTTAAGTCCTGATCTTAAACAAATTTATCAAGACGGTAAGCTATCTATAGAAGCGTTTTATAACATGAAGAGTGAAGATTTTAAAGAGTTGTATGACAAGCTTATAAGACTAGGTGTTGTAAACTCTTCTGCCTCTTTAGCTGAAATTCAAAATATATCAGAAGACCTTAGAAACACTAAGTTTGATTTGACTGAGTATCTTAAAGATAAAAATGGTAAGATACAAAAAAGAATGGCTAAAGTATCTGGTACGATTAGAGAAGGTATATCTTCATTTGATGAAAAACTAATGAAGGCTTATCAAGCTGAAGATGATATATGGAAGATATTTGGGTACTTGTCTGAAAGAGGTAGATACATAAAGGCTGGTTTAGATGTTGCAGTAGCTGAAGAAACAGCTGCTAAAAACATTAGAAATCTTTATCCTAACTATAATGAGATACCTCGTATAATAAGATTACTTGGTCGTTCTCCTATAGTAGGATCATTCGTTGCTTTCCAGGCTGAATCTGTTCGTAACGCTAAGAACACTGTAATGCTAGGATTTGAAGAGATGGGTAGTGATAACTCAAAGATAAGAAGAATTGGTGCTACAAGAATAGCAGGAACTATTGCTACAATGACTCTAATGGAAGGTCTTCAGTTATATACAGCTCAATTTTTAGGTGAGTTCTTAGGTTTTGGCGGGGAAGATGATGACGATGTAGAGAGAAGAAAGATGCGTCTTTTACTACCTGAATGGGACGCACCAGGAAATATAGCGTACATGTTCAGAGGGTTTTTAGAATCTAAACAATCTGAAGATCAGACTGAAAGAGATAGATACTTTGACTACATAAATTTCTCTAGTATATCTGGTGTTGGTTACATGAAGGATATTATGAGATTAGTATTTACAGATATAGATACAAGGCTTGGTCAAGATAGTGCTTTAAATATTCTTGAAAAAATATATGCTCCATTCTTGGGTCAGGAAATGACTTCTATAGCTGTGACAGAAGCTTTATCAAATAAAGGTGGAAAAATATTTAATGAAACGGATCATATACTTACAAAGGTTGGAAAAATGATTATATACGTTGGTGATAAAGTTCAACCTGGTGCTGGTAGAGTTCTTCAAAGAGGTTTTGAGTCTGCATACGATGAAGACTCTGACTTAGTTCCAGGATATGAAATGCTTGCTATATTTGGTATAAGAATTAACAGAGTTAATGTTAACAAAGGTTTAGCTATAAAGTCTAACTTCTTACATAAAGATATGATAAGTAGAGTGGGTAAAGAAGTTTTAAAAGATCCTTTTGCTCTAAGAGAAGAGGCAAGAAAAAATTCTAGTTTTAACGAGGATCTAAACAAGTTAGCTGACCTTATAGCTGCAGCAAGATTAAATAGTATTAACGGAGAAAATGTTAAAGCTATTCTTTCTAACTCTAGAGTGTCTAGACCAGTTATAGATGAAGCTTATAATAGGTATCTTGACAGATATTTAGAAGATGCTATAAGTGTTGACGATAAATAATTTGCAAACACTATATAATTAAATAATTAATTATTAAATTTGTATTACTTTTCTAAGGTTCCATTCTGGAACAGTTTGCTTTTTTGTTCGCATTCATAGATTAGTTTTTTGGTTGTTTGAGAAGGAGGGGTAGTTCCCTCCTTTTTTTTTACTATATTAGCTCTATGGAAATAGGTATACAATTAATCAATGGGGTAGTGTTTGGATTTAGACTATTCCCTCCAACAGAATCTATGCCATACAACGAACTCCAGCTATTTGCTGGAGTTATATGCTTTTATGTTGTTTGGGATTAATTCTCGCAACTAGAGCAGTCATCTTCTTCCCCACAGCATTCTTCATCTTCAGGGTCAACAAGGTCAACTATCCAAGATTCAAATAATTTTTCTTTAGATTCATCTGATCTTTTTAACGCTTCTCGTAAAGCTTCGTCTCTGTCGTGTAACATTACTATATTATTTTAAAAAAGTATTGGGGGGGTCGCATGGACGACCAAATCTCAAAAACCCCCCGAATACAAGAACAACCTAGCCCATATTGCTTAAAGCTAGGATTTATATATGTAGCACTCACGCAGCTTACTCTCGTTTTTTAGAACCCCTACCTAAGATGGTATCGACTGCAATATCGACCTCCTTTTGATTTGATGGGACATATACGTCTAATTTTTGATCGGTATCATGAAGATACTTTAAAAACAGCTTGAATCGCATCTTAAACTCAGGGGTTCTTATTCCTTTTGTTTCTATGATAAAACCTTTTTCTAAATTAATAAAGTCTGGCGTATAAGATATATTTCTTATATTACCAGGTTTTTTTTTAAAGGTAGTTTTACCTTTTGTTTTTCCCTTATCCATAAGGAGTCCTTCAAACTTGAATTTCTCTACAAGCTCAAAAGTTTTTCCTTCGTATTGATTTGGGATCTTTGCTTTTTTAAGGGCTCTATAGCAGTAAAGCTCTAGACCTGAGGCAAATGTGATTCCATCTGCGTTGTGTTTCTTAGCTTTAGTTATCTGCTTTCCTTTTCTTCTCTTGAATCGCATTAAGCTAAGATATGAAATAATTACTTCTTACCTCTATTCCTAGCCCTATTTTTGGACTGACTCTCTAAAACAAGTTTGCCAGACTTAGTGTGCGAGGCATCTTTTCCATCACCTTTCTTACCATTCTTTCTGTTAAAAAGGTTTAGCTTAACACGATACTTCTTTCTCTGTTCAGATGAAGAATATTCGGAGTCGTACTTTTTTTTCTTATTATACGACTCCTTATTCTTTTTGTAATGCTTAGTGCTTTTACTTGCCATGCTATATTATTGTAGCCTGCAAGATACGAATTATTTCTTTTCTTTTGGAGGAGTTGGTATGCCAAAAACGTATTTAGCAAGTTTATCTGCATTCTCTAAAAGAGATTTAGCATTCTTACTTGTTGATAGTCCTGAGGCTATCTCTAATACTCTAGCTCTCATCTCACAGTCAAACTTTAAATACTTGTACTGTTGCTCTTGATCTTTTTGTTGCTTGTTCATTTCTAAAATTTAATTATAGTTAGTAAATCTAAATCTATATAGAATAATAATTCTCTATCCCATATAGATCCTGGTCGTGGGTTTTTCATGCCACCCCACTCAACTGTGGCTTTTGTTATTTCGTGCATCCAAATATATCCAATTCCATCAAGAAATCTCCAGGCTATACACAAAGGTAATTGCTTTTGAAGTGCTTCCTTTTGACAATGCTGTATCTTTCTAACTGAGGTCCTGACCCTCTCAATGTCCTTCATGTCAAGGCTCATAGTTTTAACCTCACAAAGAGAGACAACCTTCATAGTTTTATTATCTATAATCTCAGCATCTACTGGAGCATATCTATCTAATTGCTTAAAGGTTAAGTCCTTACCCTCTAGAAGTATAAGAAGAGTCTCAGCTTCTCTGTTTCTATCTTCTTGACTCTCAAATCTAGGCTCAACCCTCATCTTTTCCGTTACTGGATATTTCGTAATCAAACGGTGTCTCACCCTCATGATAAGCATCAGTAGACTTAATAGTCTCACTCATTCTTCTATCTACTTCATCCATGTAAACCTGAAGAAGTACAAGATAACCAGTGAGATCCATTAGATCGTTCTCACTCATGTAAGTTTCCTTGCTCTTAATTCTATTAAGCTTGTCGTTTATACGAGCTTGAATAGCATACATAGGATCAACATTAAACAAAACTCCTTTGTCGAATACTGAATTACCATAGGATTTGTTTTTCTCTATGAGAAGATCCCTGATCTCATCACACTTTTTTCTTATTTCTTCCTGCATTTTTCTTTACTTTAGATTCGATAGCCTTTTTCTTAGCACTTCTATACTTACGTTTATTCGATACTTGATCTTCAGAAACCTTTGAACTACGTTTAGTTTTAGCTTTTTCTTTCTTGAGAGTGTCAAGAAGTCTGTTATTATGTCTTTCATTTTCTTTAATTTTTTGGGAATACTTTACCATGTTCCACGCTATAAGAATAAATATAACGCAGATTACTGCTAGTGAGATCATTTTAATTTAATTTAACTGTTTAACTTATTTGATTCTTCTTTTAATAATGCTCTGTTTAATTCAGCCATAGTTTCTACATGATTTTCTTTTGGCTTACCTTCATTGTATCTTTTGAGTAAAAAAGCTATGTGATCTTTACTTCTCATACCCATTGGAGATTGTTTTTCCCATCCCCACTCAATTACTTTGGTTTCCATAATTTAAAATTTAATTAACAATTTTATTGTAAAGTTAATAAATTTATATTTATAACTTTAATATACATCGTTAGACATACATATAAACTCATAGTCAGTTACCTTATCTATCTTTATTTGTATGTCGTTAGTTGATTTATGTTTTATCTCTAAGCCTCTTGTAAAATGCCTAACGTTCTGTAATTTTTCAGGATCAAGTTCACTAATACAGGTCATGTGAGTAGCTTCTTTCCACTTCTTAGCAGGCTTCTCCACTCCTTTTACAAATCTTACTGTCCTCCATCTGTAATGAACTGTAGCGTGATATATTTCTTTTCTCATTTTCTAATAATATTATGTAAAGATCCCGCAAAGCAAATAATACAATATATCCAAACTAGAACTGATAATAAATCTATTATTACATCAACTATCTCCATAACTAAAAAGATTCTGATGGTTGAGCAGATATAAACTTCTCAGTATAATCCTGAGGGTCTATAAACTTAGTGTACTCTTTCTTAAACTTAAGAGGTAGTGTGCCAGTTCCTATATTCCTACCTTTAGCAAATATAAGGTCCACAAGGCCTTCGGTAGACTTTCCACTATCATCAGACATAATACCATAGTATTCAGGTCTGTATACAAGCATAACAATATCAGATGCCTGTTCTATCTCTCCACTTTCACGAAGATCAGATAGGCTAGGTCTACAACCATCTCTACGTTCTACACCTCTACTAAGTTGTGACAGAGCTACTATTGTTATGTTTAACTCCTTAGCTAAGTTTTTTAACTCACGAGCCACCATAGCAACCTCTTGCTCTCTAGATGTACCACTACCCTTAACAAGTTGCAAGTAATCTACAAGAACAAACTTAACATCTTTGGTTATAACGTACTGTCTTATCTTATTAAGAAGATACCTAAGAGATGAATCCTTACACTCATCTATAAACAGATTAACACCCTCTAGCTTTCCTATAGCCTTATCAACTCTGTTAAGCTCTCCACTCTCTAATGCACCCTTCATTATGTACCTGTTATTAACCTCACTCTCTAAGGAAACTAATCTTTGTAGTAACTGAGTATCCCCCATCTCGTAAGAGAATACTGCAGATGGAATACCTACCTTAGCACAGTTATAGCAGAAGGCTAAACCAAGTGATGTCTTACCCATAGATGAAGCACCACCAATAACAATAAAATCAGTCTCTTGCCACCCACCAGTGAACTTGTCTACTGATTGAAATCCTGTAGGTAGACCAACCATGTTTTCAGAGTCCATTCTTCTTCTTATATCATCATGCAGTGTCTTTAATTGCTTTTTAATATCAGGTATGTCACTACCCCTGACCTCAGATATAGACTTCATTTGCTCTTCTACGAACTCTATAACGTTAAATAAGTCATCACCATTATCAATCTTCTTTGTAGTAAGCTCTGCTAGTTTTTTAAGTCTTATCTTTTTATCCTCTTGAGATAAATATAGAACCATGTTCTTTGTTATGTAAGCATAATGATCAGAACTCATGCACTCAGCTACCCTGAGGTCCACAAGAGGATCTTTAATAGCAGATGATATTATAATCATATCAACTTTATCACCTTTGTCTAGCCTTTCAGATACAACTTTATATATCTTCCTATTTAAAGGATCGGTAAATATCTCCTCAGATATAAGGCTATGACAGTCGTAATAGTCTCTTGGACTAGACATTATCTTACCGATAAGCCTCATCTCCATATCCATATTATCTTTCATCTGTAATATATTTAGGTTTAACGTATCGGTTAGATTTCTTTTTATTTACATTAACTTCATCTTCCCATCCTCTAGAATTAAGCCAAGTTCTAGGAAACTTTCTATAAGTTCTATCAGGTGTTGATTCAACATAAACCTTAACTCCTTTTATCGCCTCTCCCATTTCATTTAAGGTTAAATTCATAAACGATTTCCTTGTGTTGGGTTTGTCTTTTTTGTAATCATACAAATTCCAAAACATCTCAAATGCTTTTTCTTTTCTTTGATTTTCAGTCTTAGGCTTAGACTTTCCAGTGAGCCTTAAATCTATAGTGTTAAAGTGATTAACAATATTATTAAAAACACAACTAGATTCTATCTCGTTATTATATACAGATCGGTGTGTATTAGTTGAGGTGTGAAAGTTTATACAACTACCATCTACCTCAATAAATTCTACCTTATCTATACTTATAATGTCTGTGTCTGATATTCTGTACTTCATAGTTTTTTTTGGTTGTTTAAAAATAAAAGAGGCTGACTTGCATACTGGCGGTAGACACATAAGATCTACCTCAATAGACGTACACTTATACAAGAAAAATCTTCATACGCCAGCCTCTTTTAAATTAGAATGGTAAGTCGTCAGCTACTGCTTCTTTCTTAGCTTCAGGTTTCCAAGTGTCTACCTCAACGTAGTGTGTTTTACCATAATCATCAGCACCATTACGTTTTTTTACAACCTTTAAGGTTACAAATTTATCACCTGTTTTACCATCGAAGATATAATCTCCAGCTTCTTGTTTCAATTTAGTTAAATTCAAAGAGAACTGTACTAAATCTCCATCAAATTTTTCTACTCCGTTTCCAACGTAGATTTTTTCTTTTGTTTTGTTACTCATAGCTTTCAGCTTTTATAAAATAATTAACTAGTGCCTTCCTTTCTGTTGTTTTTATATACTTAGCAATCCTTCTAAGATGTTTAACTTTAAACTCATCAGGTTTCTCTAAGTATTTGTCTAGGGTAGGTCGGCTTAACCCTAATCTTTCTGCAAGCCAAGGCTTGTATATTTTACTTTCTTTTAATTTATCTTTCAATGTCATAGCGTTTCCATTATTAAATGTTGTTCAACGATCTCCTCGTTATCTATGAAGAATCTTCTGTAAACATCTAGTAGATACTTATACTCTTGTCTACCCCTCTTTACAAACTCATCTCCAGCATAAAATATAGAAACATTATAAGGTCTCTCTTTTTCCTGAGTTATAAATACAAACTCATCACAACCAAAACCATCCATATAAAAGGCTGATTGTCTATCATATCCATACTTCTTACAAGAGTTAGAGAATCCATAGAAGCTACCATCTGCAGTAGTTTTTAAGTCTACCAACAACTTATCATTACGATAGTCTGCTTTACCCTTACAGAAAACATTTGTATCATCATCCTTCCAAGCGTTAGCTATCTCCCTCTCTCCTTCTGATTGAAGAAGATCTCTAACTTCAGAATGACTAAATAATACATCTTGCATATACATAATCTTATCGTATTCTTTTTGTAAGATTATTGTAGGTGCTTTAGGGTTATTTTCTTTGAACTCTTTAAAGCCTTTAGTAGTTCTTGTAGCAGAATCAAAAACTAAAACTTTATTGTTAAAGTCATTAGGCTCTAACATAGCTACATGATATGCTCTACCAAAGATCATAGGCATAGTCTCCTTGTTAAGTTCAGGATTATCCCTCATCATCTTATAAGTTCTAACATCCTTCTTTATTAACCCTAACTGCGAGTTCGTTACAAACTCGTAGTCAGAGTAATAAAAGGAGTCATCGACTAGTTTCTTTATAAACTTATCTAAACTCATTACACTAAAGTCTTAGATATTTTAAGGACTTTATCAAGATTATCTTGTTGATTCTTAGTCATAGTGTATCCAGCCATCTTTTGCTCTACTACACTACCTTTACCATCCTCAATAGCCTTCATCATACTCTTGTATTGAGAGTCCGTTAGCTTAGGTTTAGATGTAATTTTCTTATTTGAACTCATACGAGTACCTTTAACAGCCATGTTGCCATCATCATCATCTCCTGTAACTACACCAACAAATGATGCAAGTGCGTACCTTCTAGCATAAGATATAGCAGAGCCTACACCATGTGCATCTTCTTTTGCAGGTATATAACATGTTGATGCTAGGTACTCTCCACTAGAATGTGATAGGATTGTTGTTACACCACCTACATCAGTAGGCATTTGAATAATTGCTAACTCGTTATCTGCTAGTAGCTTACGAACAGAGTCCCATACTGATCCAAGATCGGCATAGCTTGACTTGAAGAAAGGGTTTTTTGAGTTTTCTTTTGCAGGTCTTAATTGAGACTGCACTTTCGATAAGGCAAGGGTTAGCTTGCCAATTGTTTCTGACTTTTCCATAGTTTTTGGTTTTTAAATTTAATTAACTTCTGATGCAAATATAGTAAATTATTTTACATATTACTATATTATTTCTAAAATATTATAAGATATATCTTTAGGCATTAATGTTTAAGTAAGTTCTCCAGCATTTCTTTTTCGTATTGCATAGACTTTGTAGATAAATTCTATTAAAGATAATTCTTTTTCTAGTAATTCCTCAAGGTCTTTGTTGCTAAAAGATCTATCTACTGCATCTATTATGTTATATATTTTAACTTTATTATTTGATGTGTCTAACTTAAATAGTTTTTTACCTTTCAAAAGGGATTGTATATTATTTATATCATTAATTATAGGGTTTATATATTTCCTCTGTATTTTAGCGTATAGAACATACTTAGTACAGGGGTCTTTCTCTCCCCTCATCCAAACTTGGTCTACATCAATTGTCCTTACTTGGTTGTTCATCTTATTTAAATTTATGATTTAAGGTGTTGTAAAATTGGGTTAGTAGGGTCAAGACCTTTAATTACACTTACTAACTCATCAATGTCCATCTCCAAGTCCGTAACGATACTACGTTTGATTTCGTTTTCTAATTTAAGCTCTGCCTTGAGTTCTTTATTTTGTTTTTCTAAAGCCTCTATTCTTATTCTTTGAAATTCTTCTACTTCCATAATTATTTTTTTTACTTTGTTTATATTTCCTTGATGCACCCATGGGTGATTATTAAAGTCCACCATTATTCTAGTTTTCTAATTATTTTGTTAAACTCTGTCTCTGTTTTTAAAGATATATCTTTTGATATTTTTTTGAAGTAATCAGACCTACCTACCTCTCTAGATTGCATATCTAAAAAGTCTACTATCAAATCTCTAATTTGTTTTAGAACTTGAGCATCCCTCATCTTTAGTTCAAACTCTAGCATAGGTAGGGAGTCAAGGGAGTTGAATTTAGATGAGTCTACTTCCCTTACCATCCATATCATCCTACTTATAAATTGTTGTCTAGTTTCCACTATAAATGTCCCCCATATATTTTTTTACCCTTAACAACAACATCATACCTCATTTCTTTTTCAGTGTTTTCACACATACCTTTGTATTTATCCAAACCATCTCCGAATATAGCCTCTTTCTTTTTCATTTCTTTATCAATCAGATAATCAATATCTTCATTGAGCCAAAGCCAATTTTCTATATCTTCTATTTCTACACCTTTAGGTACTTTAACTTCGATTTCTACATATTTGTGAAAGACTCTCCTTTCACTTACTATTACTTTTCTCATGTCTTTTAGTTTTAAGGTTAATTTAATTCTACTTTTATGTATATATTAAACACATCCCCATAGTCTCCTATATCTGAGTGTACTACGTTATCTTCTCCAACACATACAATACACCTATCACCATCTAATGCCATTTCTATAAATGAATTTATCTCTTGAACATCTTTATATTCTTCATACCACTTAAGGCTACTCGCTTGATATAAGATAATATCGTTAGACTTGTCTATCGTAGTACCATTACTAATTTCCTTCCACCTCTGTGTGTGGTGTTTCTTTTTAAACTTATAACTATACTCACCCTCTGCCATAAGGTTATGTCTAGTTAAAAGTATATCCATCTTTTCTTCATCTTTCTTTGGTACTGCTATATGTACCTCGCTTGTATATCCCATAATTAAATGTATTTTCTTATTAGTTTTATTTTTTCTGTATCCGTTAGTTCTTCACTATCCAATATATTTATTAGATAACATTCAAACTCTTCGTTGCTCATAATTTCTAGTTGTTTTGGTTATAATCTTTAATAAATTTTATTACTGCTTTATATGTATCTGTTATAGACTTTGTATCTAAAGCATTCTCTATGTTCTCCATATTATCTTCATGTTCATATTCTAAATGACGAATTTTCTCTATCACTGGCATAAGCCAATCCCAAGACTTATCAAAAGATAATTCTTCTCCTTCATACCATGTACAATGATACTTTTCATCATAAACATGATAATCTGTAAAATGGTAGTTTACTAAGCCACTTTTAAATTCTTTCCTTTTTAACTCTAAAAATTCTGCTATAAGTTTATTCGTCTTCTCCATAACTATTTTCTTTCATTGCTTGTTGTGTTTCTCTTACGATCTCCATGTGTTTCTCGTTATCGGGATTGAACTCCTCTTTCTTCTTATATAAGGCGTAACGATATTCTTCATCAGCCATTCTACCTCTTAGCTCTCTCTCTATGTTTATACCTTCCATAAAGCCTTGAGCCATCTGTATAAATAATTCTTTAGTTTTTCCCATTGTTATAATCTTTAATAAATTCTACTACTGCATCATAAGTATCACCCATTTCAGCGACTTGAAGGTGGTGCATTATGTCTGACATCTGACCATCTTCAGCTACATCAAAGCATTTATGTATGACAGGCATAAGCCAATCCCAAGATTTGTGGTATTGTAGTTTGTCTGCATACTCACTCCCATTTTTACTTGGAACAGGGCAGTAAATATCTCCTACTGATTTTATGTGAGTTTTTTCTGCACCCATAAATTCTGCTATAAGTTTGTTATTTTCTTCCATAATATTAGTCTTTTGCGTTGTTAATTATTGTATGCTCCATATCGTTTACGGAGTTTGTGTTTAAGTAGTCGTATAGGAAGTCTGTAATATCTACTGCACTCATTGTCTTTCTACAATGAAACATAATACTATTGACTTCTAAATCTTCGTTGGTAACGTAGGCATCCACTACTACTTCGTAGTCTTTACCCTCTTGCAAAGTTGTTTGTGTATTCATAGTTTTTAGTTTTTGGTTAGGCAATATTAGTAAATATATTTTACATGTGCAAATTTAATCTTTAATTTCATAATTGTTAATTTTTTTAAATTCCTTGACTTTTTAAAATATTTCTTGTAACTTCGTTTCCCTAAAGTAATGGTGGCAGTTGAGACATACCCCTCAAATGTTAAGAAATATATAACTCTTTTGGTGGCAATGTCCGACCTAAGTGAGACCACATCGGGTATAGGGAGGAATGCTCACCAAAACTAAAGAGACAACCACACTCATTACGTTTGTGTATAAGCCCATACTATATTCTATTGGTAATAGGTACTATACTTCGTAATAGTATGATTCAAATTGTTGTTTCAAGGCTCTCCCCTCTCTTGTGTTAAACCCATAGTTATGAGAGACTATCCCACTACTTATAGGTAGTGGTCTATTCTCTACCATAAAGAAGAAGATGTCCTCTGCTTTTATATCGTGTAGGTTTGCAAGTTCTGAACAAGCGTATTCCATATTGTCCATGTCGTGTACTACCTTACCATAGTTATCCATAAGGTATTTGTGCATTTGTTTTGCTTTCATAGTATTAGTCGTTTAATAGGTTGTCTGTATTGTTTAGTTTTTCCATTTGTTTGATAGCGTGGAGTAGTCGCCAATGTTCATCTTTTGTACCATTGTTATCAATATAGTTGATAATATCCTGCACAGATGATAGTGAATTGATGTCTGCGTTCCAATTCGTGTTTAGGTTTAGAGGCATACGAATCATTTTAGATTGTAGGTAGCCTATTGTTGTGTAACTTCCCATAGTTTATTTAGTATAAGTATTAATATTTAACTCGTTAGCTTTAAGTCTGAAAAAATATTGTTCAGATGTAATTATGTTTCTAACCCACAAACTTATCAAGTGTTTTGGATTGTTATTTTGCTTCTTCATAGTTTCTATTTATTTTTGTTATTATTTTCTTCGTGTATTTCCATTAGTTTATCTACAATAAATTCTTCTATCTCATCGTATTTGCAATCAGTAAAGTGGAATATTTCACTATTGTGGTCTAACTCAATTCCTAATAGTTCTGAGAACTTATCAAATATTTTATTATCGCTTAATATTTCTTCCACAAATAATTGCATTCTAAATTTATTACCTCTTATTTCGTGTGGTTTAAGATTCTGTATCATAGTTTCTAGTTTTTGGTTATTTTATATTGTTTGATTCAAATAAGTTTATTATTGATTTATTTACTCTATTGTTGTATTCTGATATTAATGTTTTCGCAGTATTATAATCGCACCCCGAATAATCTTGTATCTCGTTATCATCCCCTACAAAAATTTCTATGTCGCAGTCGTATATATAATCCCAACCGATAAATTCTTGTCTGAACATTCTTGCTTTTTTGTGTAATAGTGTCATAGTTTCTAATTGTTTAGGTTAAGGGAGCATTACGCTCCCATTGTAAAAGTGTTGTTTTTATAATTTGCATCAATAAACTTGAAACAATTTCTTATTTCGCTTTTATCATCCGATAACCATTCCCCTCTAAAATCTGAATCTTTAACCTTAAGAGAGTAAATATATTTGTTGTTAATGAACGATACAGAAATTGTTACATTGTTTCCGTTGTTAGTGCGAGTTTCGAATTGTTTAGTCATAATAAATAAAGTTTTAATTAATGATTGATGTTGCAAATATTATAATTAGTTTTTACATACGCAAGTAAAATGTAAACTTTTTTTACATATTAATATTGAAGATTATATCTAAACTCAACAATAGCAAGGGATTGAGAGGGTAAAATTTTTTTTAGATTGATTGTATATTTTCGGGGTTGGTGTGTTTGGTGGGGAGATTATGCCCCCTCTCTCTACTACTTTCTCTATAATAGTAACTGCGATACACTCCATTTAAGATGTGTTAGGAGCAATGTAAAGCAAAGTTTCGGCATCTTGTTATATATATCTAGTATAGTTAGATATAGTTAGTGTGATGAGCTGAAAATAGAAACGACATTTGTATTCTGTGTATTGTATTTTAGTTTGGGGACCCCGTTTGCGGTTTCGGGTTTCGGTGTGCGTGTGTCGACCCCTATATACATATATAACCCCCACCTTTTTTACTTCTCAAAAAATTTTGTACATTGCAAAAAATTTATATCATGGCAAAAGCGATTAAAAAAAACAAACCTGTTAAGGGTGTTAGCACAGAGGGTCTTACATCTAGACAAGCAAAAACACTTCAAAAACATTCAGTTCACCACACTAAAAAACATATAGCTGCAATGGTTAAGGCTATGAAGGCTGGTGCAACATTTGGGCAATCTCATAAAAAGGCTCAACGTAAAGTTGGAACTTAATGCCTAAATCTGTTAAAAAAACAAAAAGTGTTAGAGCTCCTTTTGGATTTCATTGGATTAGAAAGGGATTGGATAGATATAGTCTAGTCAGAAACAAAGGATCTTTTGTTCCTTATCCTGGGGCAAGTCTTACTGTTAAATTCAAAGTAGAAGAAAAAAAATAAAATGCCTAGAGCTGTTAAGAGAGATCCAAAGGTTGGTACTGGTAAAAAACCAAAAGGTTCTGGTAGACGACTCTACACTGACGAGAATCCTAAGGATACTGTTAGTATTAAGTTTGCTACTCCTTCAGATGCTAGGGCAACTGTTGCTAAAGTAAAGCGTATTAATAAACCATACGCTAGAAAGATACAGATATTAACTGTAGGTGAACAACGTGCTAAGGTCATGGGTAAAAGTGAAGTTGCTAGTATATTTAAGCGTGGTAAAGAATCTATAAGGAGAAATAGAAATGCCTAAAGCTTTGAAAAAAAAGTTATACAAAAGAGCAAAGAAAAAGTTCCCTAAAGACAAGAAGCTTCAAGATAGGTATGTATACGGAACTTTAAATAAAATTAATAAATAATGTTTGGAAGTATTTACAGTATGATATACAACGTATTTTGGATTACTGATGATTTATGTGTTGTAGTGTGTCAAGATACTTTTGGAAACGTTATTAGTATATCATCTAACGATGAGTGTTAAAGACACAAAGACAGAGCAGCTAGGAATGAATCCTGGAACTGCTTCAAATAGACTTAAGAAAAACCTACTATTTGAGTTTGCAAAGAGACTAGATATGCACTGGTGTTATCAGTGCGGTGCAGAAATAAAGGATTGTGACGATTTCACTATAGAACACAAAACCCCTTGGCTTCATTCAGAAGATCCCAGGGGTTTATTTTTTGATATTGACAACATAGCTTTCTCGCACAAGAGTTGCAACTATAAAGCAGCTAGAAACAGAAAGGGTAAACCTTGTCCTTCAACGACAGCTTATAGAAATGGCTGCCGATGTGAAGGATGTGTAAAGGTTCAAAGTGATTATAGAAAGTCTTGGGAAAAGAAGTCTTAAGCTTCTGTACCAAATACCATAAACTCAACTATAGTTCCACTAGTTACAGCAAAAGCTTTTAAATCTATAGAGTTATTTACAGGCATAAAAGCAAACTCTCCACCTTGTAATTTTAATAGTATAGGGTTTCCAGATGTAGTAGCATCATATATTAATACGTGATCTGTAGTAGTAGTATCTGTGTTTTTTATGTATACATAAGCAGGGGCTGTAAAGTCTGCTGCTGTGTGTATTGTAACCTGACCAGATGCTGTACCTTTAGCTGTAGATGTTATAGCTTTACGAGCTAAACCTGTAGTTGCAGTTGCAGATATAGACTTGTTTAAGTTTAGACTTAGAGACTGAGATGTTAAGTCTGAACTTGATATTGTTAATTTTGTTGTTACTGTTGCCATTTTATTTTAAATTATGTGTGTTTGCAAATATATGAAATTATTTTTATTGTTTCTTATTAAGGATTAGAATCATATTCAGCACTTGTTGTACCCAAATATGTTCCCCAATCATACTCAACTACTGTGCTTACATACCAAAAAGTATTACCACTTAAGTCAGTATCATTCTGTATTGATATAGTCACTAAGTCTCCTGAGTCAAAATGTTTAGCGTTACTAAATGCAAAGTGAAACACATGATAATCATCAGTAGACGTAACAGCTAATGTTTCTGTTTCTTCTTCTGTCCAATTTGATGTGCTAAATTGATTAATGTTTGGTGCTATAGTATTAACACCTATAGTCATATTACCAGAACCTGTAATACTTGATGTTCTAACAGTTACAGAAACAATTCTACCGTCACAAGGCATTAACATTGCAGCTTCTTCTTGATATATTGTAGTTTGTTCATTAATATCTTTAAATGGTAAAAAATGTTTTGTTGTACCTAAATCATCAAGAAAACTTTGTGAGTATATTTCTCTTTGCTTTCCTGTTATTATACCTGTAACAGTTAAATTACCTGATTGGTCTAAATCTAAAGTTGTTGTGGCATTATTAGCCATTTTAACTTTAAAGTTACCCTCATCATTTCTCATTACAAGGTCATCCCCTGTACCAACCATACCAATGGCATTTGTTCCAGCAGTTGAGTTATCTGAAACCCTTACCATACAATCAGCATCTGTACTAGAAGCGTTAATAGCTACATTACCTGTAGTTGAGTTTATAGTTAACGCATTGGCTGCTCCTGTTATATCTAAGTCTGCACAAGATAAAGTTCCACCTATAGATGTATTACCACTAGAATCAAAGGTTATACAGGTAGTACCATCATCGTCTTTTATATCGTTACCTGTAACAGTAAGATCTCCGTTTACAGTAAAGTTTCCTGCAGATGCAGTTGCTGTAGCAGCATTACCAGTTGTGCTTTGATTTAATGTAGGAACATTGTCAGCGTGAATATTTCCATCTCCACTTACAGTTAAATCAACTGGTATATCGTTTACAACTAAATCTATTGTACCGTCACTATCCTGGTATGTAGCGGATATTCTTGTTTCTGTATTTCCAGTAAACATTGCACCAACAATATCCTGAACCTCTTCATTTGTAAGTTGAGTATTGGTATCAGCTGTCATGTCATCTACCACAAGATCAATAGTGCCATCACTGTCTTCATAGGTTGCACTTATCCTAGTCTCAGTGTTAGATGTAAACATAGCACCTACTATGTCTTGAACTTCTTCAGTAGTAAGTTGTGTGTTGGTGTCTGTAGCTACAAGGTCTATTGTTCCGTCAGAATCTTGATAAGTAACTGTAATGTTGGTTTCAGTATTACTACTAAACATGGCTCCAACAATATCTTGAACTTGTTCTGTAGTTAGCGTGGCTCCACTAGAGCTAAGTTCAACCTCTGAAACCTCGTTACTTTTAAAGTATAGCTTTCCGTCTGCAGACTTAATATATACTACACCACCATCTCCATCTACTGGAGTTCCTGGCACTGAAGATGATTCTTTTATCTTTACAGAGTCAGCTTTAATATCTCCGTAAAAATCAAAAAGGCTACGTTGTAGTAGCCCTTTCTTAAAAATCCTCATCACTCTTCGACCATAGTCGGTGACTACCTCACCTATACCATTTTTCTTTGGTGATTTCATTTAGATTTACTTTTTCATTTTAGCACCGTACATTGCTTTTTTTTTCATCTTAGCACCATACATAGCTTTCTTCTTCATCTTAGCACCGTACATAGCTTTCTTCATAGAAGCACCATACATCATTTTGCCTTTTGCTCTTACCATTTTAGCCACAGCTTGCTCACGAGACATCCCTCCACCAGCTTTTGACATATAGTATTTTACTAATTGTGGTCCTGATGTTGCTTTTTCTGCAATTCCTTCTTTAGCTTGAACAGCTTCTCCTCTTCTTGAGGATTTTACTTTTGGAGTTGAAAGCAATGGATTTTTAGGTTTGCTATCTTTTTGAAGTTTCTTAGCCTTAGCATCCATTTCTGCTTTTTGCTTCTTAGTAATCTTACCACCATTCTTTAGCATTTTGTCGTCTTTCTTCATACTTTCCATCATCTCTTTACTTCCCATACGACCACCTATTTTCATGTAACCCATTTTATTTCGTACACTAGTTGGTAGCTTAGATAGACCTTTGGCATTAGAAGGAACTGGTTTTAGCTTACCACCTTTTTCCATCATCTTCATTTTCATTTTACCCATTGCTGCACCGCCTGGTGCTTTTTTTACTGCTTTCATTTTTTTTGTTTTTACAGGTGCAATCATTATAGCTAGAGCACCACCATTTCTAGCGTTAATATCTTTTTGTTTACGTTTAATCATTTTTTTTGTAGTACCATCAGCCATCATTCTTTCGTATACTTCTCCAAACCCAACACTTGCTCTAGACTTTTTATTAGCTATAGCTCTTTTAGTTGTAGCTTGATCTTTCTTCTGCTGCTCTCTAAATTTTTTCATTTCAGCTGATTTCTTAGCAGACTCCTCTGCAGAAGCTAATCCAGACATTCCAGGACTCATAGCTTTTTTAACTTTAGCAGCTTCTCTTCTAACTTTTAAGTTCGCCTCTCTTTTAGCTCTATTTTTAGCTCTTAACTCTTGTAAAGAAGTTTTTTTAGCTAACTCTTCTGCTTGTTTTCTTGCTCTTCTTTTTTTTAAAAGTTTTACCATTTTATATTTCTTCTGTCCCTTCAAGGACGTTATAAAATTTATTAATCAACCTGTGTGTTTTACTTGTTACACGATATTGATTAGGTTGATTTGAGTTCCAAGCTCGTTTTTCAAAAACAAATATGTAGTCACGTTTAACTAACTCAGGAAACATCCTATCGTTAAAGTTTTTACTAACGTACATATTTTCTCGTATAAACCTTTTGGTAAAAGATCCTTTCTCATCATTTATAAAAAGAAGGAACCTCATTTGATTATCCGTAAGGTCGTACTTTCTTTGGAAGGAGTACAGGGTATCACTAAGATACTTCAAGTAATTCCTCATTGTCTTAGATTAAATTAGGTCAAAGATAATAATTTTATTATAATTAAAAAATTATCATTACATTTGCGTATAAAATAAAAAATTAAAATAAAAATATTATGTCTCAATTTAGAGGAAAATACAGAACAGTAAAAGTTTCACCAAAATGTGTAGCAGCATCAGTAGCTAATGGAAATATAATATTTCCTCCAACTGAGATACCTGGAGCATGTCATCCAGGTGGCACATCTTTATTAAAGCAAATTAGAGTTTTTGATAAAGATGATTTAGCCGCAGATTTAGAGTTGTTATTTTTTGAAACCTTAGCAGATACAGAGTTTGTTGATTATTCAACTTCTACAACATCTGTAAATTTTACAATAAGTGGAGGTAACGCTACAGATACAGAGGTTGAAGAAGCTAATCCATTAGCTTTCTTAACTATGGATATATCAGAATATGCTGATACAACTGTAGCTGGGGGCACCATTATAAAGAATAAAGTAGATTTTTCACAAAGTAGATCTACTTACGATTCTGGTAATTTAGACATATTTGTTAAATCTAATCCAAGTCAAGCTTTAATAGATACAACTATTACTCGTGATAGTCAAACAATACCTAAAGGAATACCAGGTTCCATATTTTTTATGGGCATCTCTACAGCTACTAAAACATACACTAATACATCTTATACTTTTGAGTTTGTATTTGAAATATATTAATAATGGAAATATTTAAAAACGATAACGCTTGGAATGAGAAGGCTATCGTAGGTTTTATAGCATTTGCTATTATGTGTCTTATAATGATAGCTGACCTTGTTACAGGATGGGTAGGGTCAGACCTAGTAATAAACGAGTTTGTATACGACTCCTTCGTGTGGGTTGTGTTAGGCTCGTTTGGCATTTCTGGCGTAGAAAAATTTGCTAAAAAATAATGGCGAAAGCTGTAAAGAAAGATAATAGATTAAAAAAAGCTGGAGTATCTGGATACAATAAAGCTAAACGTACTCCTAATCATCCTACTAAATCACACATAGTTGTTGCAAAG